GAACAACTGCATGGTCTGCTAACTCTGCTTTATGCTTGCGAGACTATCTAACCTCATCGTTTGGCTTGTCAGAGCCATCGACAAACATTGATGATGTGCTGTTTTCAGCAGCGGCAAACATCTGCGATGAAAATGTTACTTTGGCAGTTGGCGGCACTGAAAAGCGTTATACAGCCAATGGCGCTTTGATTACTGCAACTCAGCCAACTGACATCATATCTGCCCTTTGTTCATCTATGGGCGGCATGATCTTTTTCACACAAGGCAAATGGCGTGTGAAGGCGGCGGCATGGTCAACGCCAGAACTTACATTTGACGAAGATGATCTTCGATCTGCCATAAGCATACAGACCAGAAATAGCCGCCGTGAGAATTTCAACATTGTGCGTGGCAAGTTTCGCGGTGAGCAATCAAATTGGGCTGAAAGCGATTATCCAGAATTGAAGTCGGCAGAGTTTTTGGCTGTTGATGGCGGGCTGGAAAGTGCTGTTGATGTAAACTTGCCGATGACGGCAACGCCAACAACAGCGCAGCGCATAGCAAAAATTGCTTTATATCGGAACAGACAGCAGATCACTGTGTCTGCTACGTTTGGCTTGCGGGCATTAAATCTGCAAGTTGGTGATGTGATCTATCTGACCTATGATCGGGCTGGGTGGACTAGCAAGACATTTGAAGTTCAAAACTGGCAAATGGTTCCAAGCCAAGATGGCGACATTCAAATCCAGATGAACCTACGCGAGCTGACATCCAACGTGTTTGATTGGAATGCAAACGAAACGGCATTTGAAAGCGATAACACAACGCTGCATGATCCGTTCTATGTTCCGCCTATCGGTATGCTGCTTACATCTGATGTGCGTAACTTCCGCGAATCACTAACTAATGTCATCTATATTAACGTGACAGCCTTGGCTGCTGATTTGAGCAATATTGAGAGGGTTGAGGTTCAGGCAAAAAAATCATCCGATGCTACATGGACCCCAGTTGGCACAGGTCAAACAGGACTTTATGAGTTTTTGAGCGTTGATGATTCGTATTATGATGTTCGCGTTCGCGCATGGAACTTTATGGCGGTCAAAGGCGATTGGACTGAGCAAACAAACTTCCAAGTGGTTGGGTTAGCTGCCCCGCCAAATGATGTGCAAACCTTTAGAGCAAACCTTAATGGATCAACAATCAATCTTGAATGGCAAGCCGTTCCTGATCTTGATCTGTCCTACTACAAAATCCGCCATGCTTCTGAAGAAAGTGGCGCAACATATGCCAATGCAACCACCGCTGTTGAAAAAGTCAGCCGACCAGCAACATCCGTGACTGTTCCGACAAGATCAGGAACATACACAATCAAGGCATATGACAAAACTGGCAACGCTTCTGCGACATATAATAGTGTAGTTGTGCCAAATGCGGCTCTCGATGTGTTTGCAACAACACTAACAGATACTGAAAGCCCAACATTCTCTGGCACAAAATCAAACTGCTCTGTGACTAGCAGCGAACTAAGGCTGACAAGTTTCAGCACTAGTTCCAACACTGGCACATATGAGTTCACTGGATACCTTGACACCACAACACCGCGAAAGGTTCGTGCCAGAATTAATATTGCCGTCAATCGCTTTGCTACAACAAGTGGTTTGTGGGATGATATGGTCGGCACATGGGATACATGGTCTGGCCTTTGGGATGATTGGACAGGTGCTGTTCAAAACGCTGACATTGATGTAGTGTCTTACATAGCGATTACGCAAACTGATCCTGCGGCGTCACCAGTTTGGACTAGCTTTCAGCCGTTCAAAGCTGGAGACTTTTATGGTAGGGCGTTTAAGTTCAAGGTTGAACTTACGTCATCTGTGGCTGGCATAACGCCAAGCATCTCTGCGCTGACCGCGCAAGTTCAATACTGAGGGTAAACGATGAGTCAACATGATCTAGTCATCGACAACCAAAGCGCACCAGCGTCACGGGCTGACATAAACAATGCTTTACAGGCGCTTGGAACATTAAGTAGCGGCGCAACTGCGCCAGCGACAACGTATGCAAATATGCTGTGGTATGACACAGCAACAGATTTGCTGAAAATCCGCAACGAAGCAAACTCAGCATGGATTACTGTTGGCACAGTTGACCAGACAAATAGTGTCTTCAATCCAAACTTCCTTCCTGCCACACAGGCCGAAGCTGAAGCTGGGACAAACAATGTTAAGGGTGTTACACCATTGCGGGTGGCTCAAGCTATTGCGGCTTTGTCTCCTTCGACAACTCCTTTTGAGACTTGGGGCTGTACAGTTACGCTTGTTTCAACAAGTGCATTTATCATCCCTTCAGGCAAAAAGTATATAATAATCGCTTGTGGTGGTGGTGGTGGTGGTGCAATCGTTAGCTCTGGGAGCGTCAACAGCGACACAAAAGCTCTTGGCGGCAATGGGGGATCAGTCGTCCTTCTTGCAGGAACAACCTCTTCTTCGACCACGCTGACAATAACAATAGGCAGTGGAGGTGCTGGAAAGACTTCTGGAACTTCAAACGGCAACCTCGGTGGAACCACCACAGTTACTGGAACTGGCATCAACATATCTGCTGCTGGCGGCAAAGGTGGATTGCAAGTGGGAACTGTTGCAGTCGCCTCAGACGCCAATGCTGCGTCGTCAGGTGGAATAGTTTTTGAGCCTGGACTTTGGAATGTCGGAGCGCACACAGACGGAAACATTAGCTTCTCTGGGACATCAATCCTTGGAGGAGGAGGTACGCTTTCTGGTTCTACAACGACAGGGATGAGCGGCGGAAATGACTCTTTTAACTCTCAATACATCTATCAATCAATCACCACGATAAACAATTTTACAGAGGATGAAACTCGTGTAATTTGGCCACTGCAAGCACAGTCAATAGGGACCAACATCGGACAACCAGCAATTATCACCTCTACCAAAGGTGGCAATGCTGGCGATGCCAGTGCAGACACTGGTGGCGGTGCTGGCGTGTATGGTGGTGGTGGTGGTGGTGGTGCTGATTCTGCTAGCAGCAGTGGCGCTGGTGGCGGTGGGTGGGTTGTCCTGTGGGTGCAAAAATGATTTACATCTATGAAATATTAGAAAGAGGAGTTGTCACGAATCGGGTCGTGGCAGAAGAGAAGTTCATGAGAGAGAACTTTTCTGAATACCGTCTCGCAGAAGATCACTTAAGCATTGTCGAAGAGCAGGTTAGAAAGCAAAGAGACTCTCTGCTTTTGTCTTTGGTCGATCCAATTGCTGGCAGCGTTTTGAGATGGCAAGACCTGTCTGAAGAGATGAAGAAAGCTTGGACAGATTATAGACTTGCACTTCTTGATGTTCCGCAGCAACCCGGATTTCCAGTTGATGTGATCTGGCCTCAAAAACCAAAACCAACATCACAACCAAACGAGGTGACATCATGACAACTTTTGCAAATGGCGAAAGCGCGGCAACTGTCCGCACCAAGATCAATGCAGCCATTACGACAGTCGATGGCCTTGGCACGATGTCTACTCAGAATGCTACATCTGTTGCCATCACTGGCGGCACAATTACTGGCATCACTGATCTTGCGGTGGCAGATGGCGGCACAGGCATATCCACCTACGCCATCGGGGATATTCTCTATGCGTCAGCCACTGGTGTGTTGTCAAAGTTGGCTGATGTAGCCACGGGCAACGCGCTGATTTCTGGCGGTGTTGGCGTTGCGCCAGCTTATGGCAAGGTTGGTTTGACCACCCATGTATCTGGCACATTGCCTGTCGCAAACGGCGGCACAGGTGTCACCAGCGCACCCGCTGAATTTGCTAGATTGATGGGATATACAGCAATCGCAACTGCGGCTGGCATAACTGTTCTGACAAATACCAGCACTCAATATCAGTTGTTTACTGGCGCAACTACGCAAACAATCACATTGCCAGTGACTTCTACTTTGGGAACTGGTTGGACGTTCCACATTGTAAATAATTCAACTGGCAACCTCACTGTCAACTCATCTGGCGGCAACCTTGTCTGCACAGTGATTCCAAATATGACCGCAATGGTAACTTGCATCGGAATCACGCTAACCACCGCCGCAGATTGGGAGTTTGGGTTTACAGACTTTGGCTCTATCACTGGAACTGGTGCTAATGTCCTTGCAACTTCTCCAACCTTGGTAACACCAGCCCTTGGAACGCCAGCATCTGGTGTGTTAACAAACGCAACTGGACTCCCACTAACTACTGGCGTCACTGGAACCCTGCCAGTTGGCAACGGCGGAACAGGTGCAACAACTCTGACGGGTTATGTCAAAGGTGCTGGAACATCAGCGTTTACAGCGGCAGCATCAATCCCCAACACCGATGTGTCTGGCCTTGGCACAATGTCAACGCAAGCAGCCTCCGCTGTGGCAATCACTGGTGGCACAATTAACGGAACGACAGTTGGTGCAACCACCGCTGCCGCTGTAACTGGTGCGCCAATTGCATCAACATCAGTGATGACCGATGGCTTTACCACTCTTGCCGCTGGCACACTTGCATTGGCATTTGCCTCTAAGGGTGTTGTTCAAGTTACACCTAACGCCACTGGCACGTTTACATCAACAGTGCCAGCAGCTGGAACACGCACAACTTTGATCGTCCTAACATCTGGTGCAACCAGCTTTACAATGACGTTTGGCACGGGCTTTAAAACGACAGGCACATTGGCAACAGGCACTGTCACAGCCCGTTATTTTGTGTTCCAATTTATCTCTGACGGAACCAGCTTGATCGAATGCAGCCGCACTGTAGCCATCGCATAAGGAACGCATGATGGAGTTTCTGGACGTAATCAACACAACCATGCAGTGGATCGTCGCCCCCATCGCGGCTGGTGTGCTGATGATGTATCGCACCCAGCAAAGCCACGCGACCCAGATCGCCGTGCTGCAAGCTGTGCATGAGGCAACCAAGGAAGCCCACGATAAAGAGTCGATGGAAATGCGGGAAAACTTTCGGCGCATTTTCGAAAAGCTAGATACCATCGAAGCGGTGTTAAGAAAATGAAACTCAAGCCAGACAAAGATCAGGTCATCGTGATTTGCATCATTTTGCTGGGTTTCCTTTTTGCCGCTGCCATCGCGCATTCGCAGACCGCACCAATAGAATGCCCCGAAGGCTACATATGCACATGGTCAGGCTCTGACGGCTCTGTGAACACAACAGGCGAAATGACCACCACTGTGATTTCGCCCCCGCCAACGGCAGTTTCGCCTCAGTTCAGCGCGGGCAACGGAAACGATCTCTGCACTGTCGGCATCGCTGGCGCGGTGCAGACGCAAATCCTTGGCCTGTCGGCTGGCAAGACTGTCCGCGATATGAACTGTGAGCGCCTCAAGAATGCCAAGGCTCTCTACGACATGGGGATGAAGGTCGCTGCTGTCTCCACAATGTGCCAAGATGAACGGGTTTTTCAATCCATGCTCGATGCTGGCACACCATGCCCATACGATGGCATGATTGGCGAGGAAGCCAAGGCGGCATGGGAAGCCGACCCAGACCGCGCAGAAGGCAACTATAAGGGGCGCATTGATGGTAAAACAAAGATGGGCATTGGCGCTTTGCTTGGCGTCTTGGGCATCCTTATCGCACTCTGACCCCTACAGCTACGGCACAAGCGGGAATGCCGCATCCAGTGGCATAACGTGGGACATGGTGAACATCATGCCAGATGTTGTTGGCCTAGATGTCACTGGCGTTTACTATCGCTACAGCATCGGCAAAGACCCAGCCGCAGATGCCTTGGTCCATGTGCAAAACGAAAACGCCTTGGACGATGGTTACATTTTCCGCGAAACAGATGATTGGTCTGGCCTTGCTGGCAACACCATCACCAAGGCTGTGCCTGTCTCCAACATCCCGCTGCAATACTGGGGCATTGGGTCAATCGAAGTTGAAGGTGAGGCATCAATCTCTGACGCATCCGTGATCTATACTTACCGCGTGGATCAATGCGCCAACCCGCAATCCAGCCCATCCTGCGAGGGTTATGTTGCACCTGTTCCATCGGTCACAACCAGCGAACAAGACGCCTACAATGCCTTAGAAGATGACGCATACCAGATCGCCAACAAGAAGACGGATCAGGAATATCAAGACGAAGAACAGGCAATCGAAGACCAAAGCGATGATAAAGAACGCAAAGCGCGGCTGGAGCGTGGCCTAGCTGCATCACGCAATGCCTTAGCATTGGCAAACGGCATTTCGCAGGATGCTATTCTGGCTGCAATGGGTTATACTGCCGACATGGACGCCTATTATGCCGCAAAATTGGACGGCGGCGCATATGCGGATGTGCCTATGTTGGTCGATGGAAAGTTGCCAGAAAACCAGCGCGGGCTGCGGAATGGCCTAGCACAGCAAGTGCTGCATGAGCAAATGCTTGCCATGCAATACCAGTGAGGATTGAGACATGAAACATCTAGCAATTGTTGCCTTGGCCTTGCTACCGCAAATGGCGCTGGCAGACGGCGTCCAGATCGAAGGCAACGTGCAAGCCAAGTGCATCATCCGCACCGACCGCACAGGCGTCTATGGCAACCCTACGCCAAGCAAACTGAGTGCCAGCCCTGCTGATGGCGGTGTTACGCCAAGCATTCGATATGATGTTGCTCTGGCTGGTTACTACATCGCCCGCATCACGCATCCCACATCATTTTCAACCAGCCCGACCCTGACAGATACTGTCACATGGACGGGCGGTGCATCTGTATCAAACGTGTCCGATCCTGATATGTCGGCCTATGACGCAGATAAGGTCGAATACGATGCCACGACCGAATTTGACCTGACCGTTTCCGGTACAACATTCTTCAAGGTTGATTCAGCCGCCGAATACGGATTCAACAAAGCATTCCCGGCGGGGACGTATCGAGCCATCATCCAAGCCGACTGTATCGCAAAATGAAGCTGATGGCCGCAGCGATGGCTTTGTCTGCAACGGTTGCTGGCGCACATGAGATGACGCCAGCATATCCTGAACTGCATCAATCATCTGTTTCACAGATCATGCAGGCCGATCTGTCGCTGTTCAATGCCCGTGATGACGTTGAATATTTTGCAATCAGCGTTCTGGATGCGGATTGGAAGCCCATCGCCTTCGCTTCTGCACAGCGTGTCATGCACGTTGTACCGGGAGGCAGAAAGGATTTTGAGGTCTATATCAGGCAGGATGATGTGCCGCGTGTCGTTTACCTCTGCACAACGTCGATGCTTCGCGCTGGGCAGGAAGATAACG